GATCGAGGCCGAGCCCGCGCCGGCACCCGTGGCCCACGACGTCTCTTCCTCGTTGTCCTTGGCTTCCTGGATGAGGACCGCCATCTCCGACGCGAGGTCGGTCCGGTCCTGGAACATCTCGAAGCTGGCCGTGATCTGGCCCTGGGCCCGCTTCACGATGTACTGCGGCTGGGCGAAGGTCGGACCCTGCTCGATCGCCGCGGCGGCCTCCGTCGTCCGGGTCGCCACGACCGCCGTGGCGGTCAGGGCGTTCCAGGTGTCGGTGCCGACGATGTTGACGACGCGGCAGGCGCGCCGGTACGGGTTGACCGCGCCGGACCAAGCGCCGATGGCGATGACCGTCGGGTCGAAGGCGAACGGGACGGTGAAACCGCCGGTGCCGTCCACGCCGACCGCGAGGGCCGTGCCACGCTGCTCCTCGGGGGTGAGCCCGATGGTGCTGCCTTTGGCCTTGATGATCTTCTCGAACGCGCGGAGGTAGACGGGCGAGCCCGTGTACTTGATCCGGCGGGCGAGCTCGCCGTCGGGCGAGTCGTGGTGGTCGAGAAGGTCGGAGATCTTGTCCGCGCTCCGCGCCGAGTCGGCGACGTTCTGGGGGAACGAGGCCCGCTCGAGAATGCGCTTGGCGTCGTCACGGAACTCCGCCACCCGGCCCTCGAAGGACGTGGCCCTCGACTCCGGGCTGTGCAGCTCCGATTCCGACTTGCGGTTGATCTGGCCGACCTTGGGCGGCTCGAACACGCGTTCGACGTTGCCCGGCTTGGTGGCGCGGTCGATGAGCTTCGCCTGGCGGGCCTCCCACGCGGCGAGGTCCTTGGCGAGCTTGTCGCGCTCGTCCACGTCGGCGTCCCAGCGAACCTGCTCCTCGTCGGGCAGGACGCCGGGATACGCACCGGCCTGGCGCTCGAGCGCCTCGTTGAGCTCGTCGTGCCGAGCTCGCTTGTCTTCGATGGTCAGAAGTTCCATGGTCGCGCTCCTAGAATCAGGAGACCCGCCATCTGGCGGGTCTTCGTCCGGTGCCGCAGCGGGCGGCTGGTCTGGATCTGTCGGCGGAGTGTCCGGCTGCGGCGGCTCCTCGAGAGGAGTGTCGACCGGCGGCTCTTCCGACCGGGCTGCGGCTCCGGCATCCACCGGAGTGCGGGCTGTCTGGGCCGAGCGCAGCAGCGCCTCGAACGATTCGGGGTCACGGCTGCGCGCGTAGAAGGTGTCTGTGGTCGAGCGGACCCCGGCCGTGGCCTGCGGGTTGGCCGGGAATGTGACTGGCCCGAACTCGTAGACGCGGGCCTCGGTGATCGTCCGCTCGGGGAGGCCCTCGGGGTTGTGGTCGGATCGCTCCGGGGACTTGTCCCAGGCGTCCTTCTCGACGGTGAAGCGGAACGAGCTGCCGTAGACGCCCGCCTCGAGGCCCGGCTTGAGGTCCCGGTTGTACGAGGTGTCGAACAACGGGACTTCGTAGGCCGGACCGACCTTGTCGGTGCGGAGGTCGTCGATCGGGCCGAGGATCTTGTTGCCGATCTGCGGGTCCTGGCCGTGGTCGTACAGGACCTTCATCTGGCTGCGGCTCTCGGCGATCGTCTTGTCGAACGCCCGCGGGGCGATCTGCTCGAGGAAGTGGCCCTCGAACATCGAATCGACCTCGTACCACGAGTTGAACGTCGAGAAGTGGCCGACCATCGTCGGCATTCCGTCGCCTTCGCTGCGGGTTTCGACGGCCGAGGCGAGAGCGCGGGTGACGGGGAATGGGAGGCGCGCCGGCGGGATCGCGGCGAGGTCTTCCGGGTTCATGCGGCGCCTCCTGTAGGCGTGGGCTTCTTGGCTGGCTTGGTGCCATTGGTGGGCTTGGCTGGTGCGACTTCGACCGGGACGGCCGGATCAGGCTTGATCCCGGGTTCTTGGAGCTGGACCGACACGCGGCCGGTGTGTTCGAGAAGGGTCACGTCCTCGCCGTCCACGGCTGCCTTCGCTGAGTCGGCGGTGAAGCCTTCGCGGACGTACTGGACGATCGTGGCCGCCTTGATCTGCTGGATTTCGGCGGCATCCTTGCGGTCTTCCCGCAGGAACGGGATAGTGCTACCGTCGATCCACAGTTGCGAACCCTTGGGGGGCGGGACGAGCGTCTCCATCGAACCGCAGAAGTTGCCCCACAGCCACCACAATGTCTTGTCGGCCACCAGCCGACGCGAGGCTCCGAAGTTGCCCTGGTTGAGCGACGATCCGGCCAAACCTTCGGAGAGCCCGGCGATGGTGGGATGGATACCGCCCGCCGCCGCCATACGCGTCTCGCCTGCGCCTTGCGTGATCTTGAGGTCGGCCTGCTGGAGATCCTTGCCGACGACGGTCGCATCGGCGCCGGCCGTCAGGAACAGCGTCCGGTAGGCGTTAGCGACCCCTTGGTGACCCTGGAGGATGAGGTCCGTCCACTCCTTGAACTTTTCCTTGTCCGGGGCATCAGGACGCTTGACGACCATCTGCGGCGTGGCGCCGTTCTCGAAGAACTTGAGTTTGTGCGTCGTCGCCGCGAGGTCGCCCATGATCTCGCGGACGATCGGCGTGATCCAGCTCATCCCCCGGCCGTGGGCCTCGGGGTCGGGGACGGGCGCGAAGTGGGCGATCTGACCGCGCTGGAGGTAGACCGGTGGCCCACTGGGTCGCATGTCCCCGCCGGGCTGGTAGATGATGCCGAGGAAGTCGGCGTCGAGGTCGTCGGCCGAGACATTCGGGTCATCGGTCCCGAAGACCATCGTCACCCAGTCGGGCCGCATCCGCTTGATCCGGATGCTTCGCGTCAGGGGGTCCTGCCGCTTGGTGGCGTAGAAGTTGCCTGCGAGGTCAGCGTCGGTGATGGCCCTCGCCAACAGGTCGCCGGTCGTGGCGTTCGGCCAGGGGTGCTCGAGGATCGAGAGCGAGTCGTTGCCGTATAGGTTGCCCTTGCGGAGGTCGCGGTACTTGAAGCGGGCCTGGCTGAACAGCGCGAGGCGGTCGCGCATGACCGAGAACACGACGCTGTTGCCCTTGTACGCCCGCTGGACGTACGAGGTGAAGCTGGACTCGATCTCCTCCTCGCGCGAACCCGGCTGCGTGAGGGTGATGCCTTCGGGACCGTACATCTGCCCGCTCACGAGATGGGCATAGGGCAGGAAGTTGTCGAAGCCCACGGGCCACGCCGGGATGACGGCAGATCGGGTATCGCCGTCGAGCCACCTGCGGATGTCGGCGATCAGCCCCATGCCGCGAGAGGCTCCAGGTCCTCGACGATCGGCATGGTGACGGCGGTCGCGTGGACCATCGAGGCTGCGGTCAGGGCATCAATCACGCGGCGCTCCTGCTCTGGCCCAAGGCGAGACTGGTGGGGACGGTCGAACCTGGCGTCGCCGAACGGCAGGATGCGGGCGATGGCGTTGAGGGCGTGGGTCGTCAGGCCCGCGTCGCCGGCGTGCTTGAGCCAGCCGTTGCGCAGGCCCTCCATGAAGGCGTCGTAGTCCGCTACCGCTGCGACGTTCGTCTGCTGGCGGTCGATGACGGTGGCGCCGAAGGTGCTCTCGATCCATGAACCGAGCTGCTCGGCGCGGCTCGTGTCCATGACGACGGTGTGGATGGGGTTGCGGGCGTGGATGTCGTGCAGCGCCGCCTCGACCTTCTCGGGGTCGAGGCTGTTACCGTCGCGCGGCGGGACGAGGATCGTGGCCGGACCGAGGAAGCGGTGCTCCTGGTCGCGCATCCAGAAGGGCACGGCGGCCGTGGTGTCCCACTTCCACGCCACGTCGAGCCCGACCCAGACCGGCTCACCCTCGGGGATGTCCTCGTCGGACTTCGCGGCGTACCACTCGGCCTCGGTGATGGCCGCCTCGTCAGCGCGGGTCGGCAGGTTGCAGACGAAGCGCCGCCAGTGGGACAGCGTCATCGTCGGCGCGGACCGCTTCGCGGTCAGCATCGGGACCGTGATGGCCCGGAGAGGGTTGGCGGCCTTGACGACTGCCATGTCCTCGACGTCGGCGCCCTCGGGAACGGCCCACTCGTGGAGCACGAGGCGGGAGGAAGCTGCGCGGGTGAATGCCCCGTCGACCGACAGGTCGGTCGCCTCGCGCCGGATGCGCTCCAGGGTCGTCTCGAACTCGCTACCGGGCTCGCCGCGGGTGCTGATAGCGCCAATCTGCCCGCCGCGCTTCTCCAGCTTGCCGCGCCACGTCCGGTATAGGCGGAGGTCGCGGTGGCGGTGGAGCTCGTCGAGGAGGGCGAGGGTCGGGATGACCCCGTCGCCGGTCCGGTCGTCGGCCGCCTGGAACTGGATCATCGACAGCATCCCCTCGTGGCGGATGCGCCGGTAGCCCGGATGGAGCTTGAAGCCGCGGAGCCCTGAGCGCTGGATGAATCCCTCGCCCTGCTGGTACATGATCTGCGCCTGGTCGCGGGCCGAGGCGGCGATCGGGACCATCGCCGAGCGGCGATACTCGGCGTGGTAGAGCGCGACGCCGGCGAACAGGGTCGTCTTGGCGTTGCCCTCGGGGATGATGAGCCAGCACTCGGGGATGCCGGAGAAGAGATCCTCGAGGAACGCCTCCTGGAAGTCCTCGGTCTCCCACTGCTGGCCGTTGTCGAGTTCCTTCCGGCGGGCCCAGGCCCGGAAGTGGGCTACGGTGAAGGGCGCGGGCGCACTTTTGGAACGGGCGTGAACGGCTGGCTGTTGAACGATCCCCTTTGCAACACGGGCGCGACGGGGCGTTTTGCCAGCTCGGCCTTGAGATGCCGCACTTCCTCTTCGAGGTCGAGGATGCGCGCTCGAAGCCGAGCTATCGGAGGGTCCGGCTGCTCTCGGGCGGCCTCCCGCTTGCGCGTTCGGTACGCCGCCTGGCGCTCGGCGTTACTCAGGGCCACGTTACGCTCCAGAGGTGTTACGCGGCTTCCCACCAAGCGAGGAGGGTGTCGCCCTTCTCACGGTTACAGCGCCAGTGGGCCGCCTTAAGGTTCTCGTCAGTGTTCGGCCCGCCCATGGCAACAGGCTTTACGTGGTCGACTGTGCCGCTCATATCGTCAGGCCATTTGAGTGATGGGTCGATGGCCTGCTTGCACAGGTAGCAGCACCAGCTATCACGTTCAAGAATGCGCCGTTTGGCCTTCGGGTCATGGATTCGGCGCGGCGAGAGCCAGCGGCTGCGGCATAGGTCGTTGCAATATTTCCGAGCTGGTTGCCGGGTCGTGAACTCCGTCAGGCACGTAACGCATCGACCGTAACGGTCGGGGCTCAATTTGCGCGTGGCGTAGTAACGGCCGAGCGCACGAGCTATATTCCGCTCCCGATTGGCGCGATATCGAGCCCGGTGAGCCTCACGGTGCTCAGGATGTGCTTGGCGATACCGCCGATTATGCTCAGCCTTCACACCGGGATGAGCGGCGTACCAATCAGTGCTGTACGACAACCGAGAGCACTCCGATAGCGGTTCTGACACACGCGAAGAAG